GAACCGCATCCAGTACCTTCAAAGTGTACGTCTGTACTGGATAACCAGAAACAACGGCGTGCGTGGGACGAAAGTAATAACTCGGGCGTTCATGCGCCAGACAGCGCCCCCGTGGTGGAGAGGTACGGGCATACAGTTTCGTGCTGGTAAGTACACGTTCCAAATTGGGATATTAACGAGTAGAGCCAACGGCCTGTTAGATCAGGTCGACGGCAGGGAGTTAGATGAAGATGCGAAACAGATTCGGGCGTGGGGCAAGCGAGCAACGGCAGATAAACCCCTCGTACATTAAGAGGGCTGAGTCGATTCACCCGTCAGATGCCCCCGCGCATCTGGACTCCATCGCTATCTCACTACATCAGGCGCTGGATAACTGGCGTCACAACGGAGGCCCAGCAGACGAAGTGACCCTCTGCATAGACGCTATGGTTGCCCTATGGACCGTAGTAGAAAGACGGCAGTCAAATGAGTGAGACTCTTGACTACGTAGAAGAGTACGTAGAACTGGACGACGTTCCAGAGGTTGAAGATGCTCTGGATGAAACTACTGCTGAGTTCGTAGATGATCTCGTTAAGAAGTTAATACTTTTTATTGAAGAGTTCTGTGACGTTAAGTTCTTCCCGTACCAGTTACCTATCGCATACTCGTTTGTTGAGTCAATAGTTCTCGGAGATGGCGAGGAGAAGACTCTAATCGCCACCCGTCAGAGCGGTAAGTCCGAGGTGGTCTCAAACCTCATCGCCGGTCTCATGGTGATCCTGCCACGCCTGTCCAATGTGTACCCGACGTGGCTAAAGAAGTTTGAGAAGGGCTTCTGGGTGGGCGTGTTCGCCCCCACCGAGGAACAGGCAGACACCGTGTTCGGACGTGTGGTCAGCAAGTTGACCAGCGAGCACGCTATGAACTTCCTTCTTGATCCCGACATTGACGACAAGGCCACGGGTGGCGGCGGTCGCGGTAAGGGCAAGATCATCACGCTGAAGAAGTCTGGCTCGCTCTGCCGTATGCAGACTTGTAACCCCAAGGCCAAGATCGAATCTAAGACCTACCACTTCGCGTTCATTGACGAGGCTCAGGAAGCCGACGAGGTCATGATCGCTAAGTCGATCAAGCCCATGCTTGCGTGGAACAACGGGAGCATCGTGTTGGGCGGTACGGCCCAGCGTTACAAGTCGTACTTCTACAACGCCATCCAGTACAACAAGCGCCGCGACATCAATGCTCGCGGCCATAAGATCCATCACCATGAGTACGACTGGAGGATGGCGGCTAAGTACAACTCTAACTACGCCTCCTTCATCGCCAAGGAGAAGTTACGCATTGGTGAGGACTCAGATGAGTTCCAGATGTCATATTGCAACAGATGGATGCTTGAAAAAGGTATGTTTGTGTCTGAAGACAGACTTGAACGTATGTACGATCCAAGTATGCCACTGGTACACGAATGGTGGAAAACTCCAATAGTTGTTGGTATAGACGTTGCCCGTACTAATGACTCAACTGTGATTACCCCCGTATGGGTTGACTGGGATCACCCAGATCCGTTTGGGTTCTTTGAACATAGAGTGTTGAACTGGCACGAGATCAACAACGTCGAATGGGAGACGCAGTACTTTGAGATCATCGATTTTCTTCGTAACTATGACGTATACAGGATCGGGGTGGACGCGCAAGGTGTCGGAGGTGCAGTGGCCGAACGCCTTCAGATTCTTCTCCCAGACATCGAAGTTATCGCAGTTTCATCTGATGCAAAAGCACAGAACGAGAGGTGGACACATCTGACTCAGTTGATTCAACGTGATCAGTTGATTGTCCCCGGCCACAGCAAGGCCCGACGTACCAAGCGCTGGAAGAAGTTCAACCAGCAGATGGCTGATCTAGAGAAGGTCAACCGTGGTCCCTACCTGTTAGCAGCCGCTCCAGACGAGCGCGGGGCCTTTGATGATTATCCAGATTCTCTTGCTATTGCGTGCGCTATGACGGTGCAGGATGTCATGCCGACTGTTACAGTGTATGAGAACCCGTTTTTTGAATAAGTCGTAAAACTGAGGCATACAATACGGGGTAGTGCTACCATTGCAACCGTAAGTACCTACACGGAGGTTTCCTCTTTATGGACATGAACCCGACTATCGCCCCGCAGAACCCGTACCCCGAGGCCATGCGTAACGTCTTTGAGCGCGTTATGGCCCCGAGCATCCCGGGTAACCGTGGCCCCCAGCGTTTTCAGGAAGGCATTGAGAGCGACACTGACGTTCCCAACGACTTCATGCAGGGTGCGTACGCCGACACGGCCCCGTCGCCCATGCGTGCGAACCACAACAATCGCGAGATGTTCTTCAAGTACCCGGAGCAGACGATGCAGGAGCGTGCCCACGTCGGCTCGGCTTCGTGGATCGAGGCTCCCGGCGTGCTCTCGGACTTCGTGACGGGCACCGTCGCTGGTGATGGTATGCCGACCTTTGAGGTCGCTACCAACTCCGGTATGCACATGAACCGGCCCAACCCGGTTCGTGTTGACGGCTGACCATGACCGGCGGCTCGTCCGCCGCTAGCGGTTCTGCCGCTACCTCGGGAAGCGGGGCATCTTCTAGTACCACCACCTCCTCCGGTGATGCAGGTGAGGCATCCACCGATGCTGGGGGTGAATTAACTGGTACTGAGGATGTCCCGCTTCCTGTTTCTCCGTACGCCATTGCCGGGTACGCGAGGCGGCGTCGGTACTGCTTTGACGACGGGTATACCCGTTGCCGACGCTAAGACAGGCTATGCTTGTCTGAGTGCGTATATCAGGAAGGTAGTCACTTGGGAATCAAGATACTCACCATTGACATTGAGACGCGCCCGAGCCTCGCTTATGTGTGGGGACTGTGGGACCAGAACGTCGGCCTCAACCAAGTTGAGGAGTTCGGTACGGTCATCTCATGGGCAGCGAAGTGGTACGGAGAGAAGAAAGTTCACTTCGCCAGTGACTACCACGATGGTCACGACTCCATGGTTGAACAGGCGTGGAAGATGTTGGACGAGGCTGATGCCGTTGTCGGATACAACAGCAAGTCCTTCGACATGAAGCATCTCAACCGGGAGTTCGTACTGGCGGGGATGCCCCCGCCCTCTCACTATGTGGACATTGACCTGATGCAGGTGGTCAAGCAACGGTTCAAGTTCGCCTCCAACAAACTTCAGCATGTTGCTGTTGAGTTGGGCATCGGCTCCAAACTCCAGCACGACGGCTTCGACCTGTGGGTGGGCTGTATGCGGAACGAGGAGAAGGCGTGGCGCACCATGAAGAAGTACAACATGCAAGACGTTGTGCTGACTGAGCAGGTGTACGAGAGACTTCTGCCGTGGATCAAGACTCACCCGCATCAGGGTCTATATGACGGAGATTTGGACGCTTGCCCACGCTGTGGCCACAACGACCTAGTGATAAACCGCTACTATATGACCCGTACCGGTAAGTACCGCATCATGCAGTGTAAGGGATGTGGCGGGTACACCAAGGACAACAAACTCATCGAACGAGTTACCAATACCACCCTGTAGGAGAGGTTATGGCTGAGAAGAAAGACAGCAAGAGCAGTAAGTACACTCGCGGAGGGATCACCTTTGAGGGTCACAACAAGCCTAAGAAGACTCCCG